TTCTTACGCAATGTATAGCCGTAATTTGGTTCGTAAACACTTCGGTTTGCACCAGAAGGTTCAGTTACAGTCGCGAGGACAATGAAATTTCCCCAGATTGCTTCTGTTGTTGTATCGTCAGCTGCAAGAGTTTTGGCTCCACCAATGATTACCTTCTCTACCTTCAATATCTTAGCGATATCTTCAGGCTCAGGTATTGTAGTTGTACCAGCTGGTGTAGTCAAATATGTCTTTGTCAATGGATGCGTCTGGATAATATCCCACGTCCTATCTGACAGTTCAACAACATTTGGCTTGGTGCCAGTGATCTGTCCCAGTGCATTGATCTTCTCCTTGATATAGGCGATTGGATCGACTGTTACAATATTCAAATAAGAGCCTGCTAGTACAGTCTCTTTGTTAGCTGCAGCATACAATGTAGCATCCTGCGCCAATGTTGCTTGCGCGACTTCCATTTCCAATGCGATAGCTTTTTGAGCTCGCAATGTATGGAGTTTCTTGACGTCAAAGAACGCCTCTGTAAGCTTGCGCTTGTCGATCTTGAACATGAGATCATGTTCAGTCAACAAGAATGGAGTCATATTGGCATAACTTGTTTTGCCAATATTGGAATCCGATCCGTACGCCCTTTCGGTTTTATAAATCTTCAGCTCATCCTTGCCCCACTGAGGGATCTGTCCGGTTTCTTCCAAAACAGTCGCAAAGGGGAATAGGTTATGACCAATCAATTCAGGATTGGTGTAGCCTCTCGATAATTCCGTCAGAACCGGATCAACAAATTTAAGTCCGTCTAATCCCATCGTTAAATTCCTTCGATTATGAAAAATTAGTTCTTATTATATTCCGCTTTCGACTATTGAAAGTCCTTCCATGTAGCTGATGATGTTTCCAGCTTCTTTCTGCTTCGCACAATACGCGAGTACTTCGTTATGAAGTGAACTCTCTTGTACTTCGAATCCTTCTTCGTCTGGCATGGTGATAGTTGCCTCAGCCGCTTGTGAGCCACTGCCTGCATTTCCTCTGCCTGCGAATTCTGTTTTTGATACCAAATTTGGTAAGCCATCCAAGAACGCCTTAACCTTGCCTACCTCGTCTCCCTCAGTTGTTGCTGAGTATGCTAAGTCTTGATTCTCCTCAGCCTGTGTAAGCAAGTTAAATGCCTGCTCTCTTAAAGTCTTAGGCAGTTTGTTCGACAATGTGTCGAGATAAGAATTGAAATTTGCATTTCGCCCTATCATCTCTAGTTCACGAATCCTTAAATTAGCTGCTGCTAGTTCTGGATTCTCCTCCGGTGCGGGATCGGCACCACCACTTTCCGGATTAGCTGCCTTATACTCGTCCGCGAATGCTTGAAAGGATGTTGCCAACTCTTCCGTTGCATTCTCAGCCAACCATTTAACAACTTCTGTTACAAAGTTATCCATACTTGTACCTTTTGTATTAGTTGCAAAAATACCTTTAATGTAATCGATTAATTGATTTCGACTCAAATTATCTATCTTGATTTTGATGATATCGCCTTCAGAATAGATCCAATTCTCCGGGCGTCTCTTAATGCTGTGCTTGTCGCATGCTGTTACTAAGCGTGCCACGATTTCTTGCCTTTCACCTTGTGAGTATTTGTCATTGATAGTGGTCTTTGAGAATACTGCTAAGGAGGCTAGCGTATCAGATCTCGTTTTAAGTGGAAATCTTTTATGCACTGAATCAGCAAAATTGTCTTTGCGATAAGTCGCGAAAACTCCTGTTCTGTCCTTCAGCCATTCTTTTCGCAATGCTATTGCAAATTCAGATGGAGGAGGATCGGTAGGTTTGCCAGTAGGGGCATTGAATTCGATCACATTACCTTCTGCATCCTTTTCTCCAGCGAAGTAAAGGTTTGCTTCGTAATCAATGCCGAGTGTATCAGCTGCTGTGATAAAGCGAGCATAGATTATCTGGCGTTCTATATCTGTGTAGTTGTGGTCCCAACCATTAAATGAGCTCTTTGAAGCAATTAGGTTTGCCTTTGAGTCGATTGGGTACAAAAAGTTTACCGGATCAGCAAAGGAATCATCACTGATAGCATCATATGCGTCAGGCTTCTTCAAGTATCCAATCTTGTCTTTCACGCCGATACCATATAACTTCGCACGTGCTGCCTGCTGGCGTTCACGTTCAGCTATTGTATCTTCTGGTGCTTCTGCATATTCTGATTCATATTCAGTGAATTCATCGTCATTGAAGCTGATTGGTTCCATGCCTTCGACTGCCGGTGCTACAGCACCTAGAAAGCCAACATGTCTCAATCGCATATCTTTGGTCAAAGCGATGGAGCGTTTTTTGAATTCGCCATCTTCGATTTGCTTTTTGAATTCTTCTGGCATGTCCTTGACTTTCGCCAACAAACTTGCGCCGTCGGTTTTTAATTTTTCAATCCAGCCGAAAGCTTTATCTTCAGTTTTCGGGTGTCCCTTTACAACAGGAGCATCCAATGAAGAATCTTCTTTAACTGCCGCGTTGTAGGTATCCGCTATTTTTTGAACGTCATCTTCGGTATAGGTGTCGGTCTTGCCATTAGCATCCGTATGAGTTCCTGCTCTAAAGATCTCCATCCATGGGAATTTAATCATAACAAAGCCCTTCATTAAATAAAAATAAATATTACTTTTTATCTGATGTAACAAAAATACTTAACAATATCAAATATATTTTAAGAATAATCCTATAAATTCTTTACACTATAACACTTATATTTGACAAAATAACTGTTTGTCAAACATTTATTTTACATTCTGGGGTTTTTGTTAGTCTATGTAAGAGGTTTATGATGGCAAAGTCAAAGAAAGATTTGACAGTGAAAAAGGTCGTTAAGTCGATTCAGCCAAGCGAATCTAAGTTTGTAATTCGTAAGCGGAGGGGTCGTTTTACCAAGACAACTATAATCAAGGCTTTAGTCATATGCAAAGGCAATATAACTGACACTGCCGATCTGTTAGAATCGAGTCGATTTACCGTATATAGATATATGAAAAATTATCCTGATATTCGAGATATTGCCGAGGATCAAATTGAACGCCACCTAGACAAAGCAGAACAAGTCATCTATGATGCGGTGGAAAACGACAAAGATGTTGATACTGCGAAATGGCTGTTGGCGAAATGCAGGGCTGAGATATATGGGGATAAAGCAAAGGATCTTCCTCCTACTATTATTAAGGTTACAATTAAATAACCATGCAGAAAAGAGAAACATTAATAGAATTCGATAAAGAAATATTTAATCCAGTCTATCTGGACTTACTTGATATCAAGGCACGGTATATCAATTGTATGGGTGGCGGTGGTTCTGGTAAGTCGGTTGGTATCGCGCAAAACATTGTTGTGCGTTCACTACAGGAGCAAAATAACATATTCATAGTAGCTCGTAAGGTAGCCAACACCAATCGTGATTCAACTTTTCAGCTTTTCCAATCGCTGGTTGATGATTACAATTTGAATTCAATGTTCAGATTCACAGTCTCTCCGATGGTCTGTACTATTCCCTCAACAAATTCAAAGATATTATTTAAAGGGCTGGATAATCGAGAGAAAATTAAATCGATTACGAATGCAACTTGTATATGGATGGAAGAAGCCACAGAATTCTCATTACTCGACTTCACACAGCTGGATCTCAGATTAAGAGGTCAGGCAGCTAATCCTCTTCAGATGTATTTGTCGTACAATCCAATTGATCCAGATCATTGGCTGAACGAAAGGTTCTTTGTGAAGGACATGCCTAACTCCTATTCTTTAATAACTACATATAAAGATAATAAGTTCATCGATGATGCTTATGAGTCTGTACTGCGTAGGTTAAAGGATATAGATCCAACATATTGGAGTATATATGGTGAAGCTGAATGGTCCAAAGTTCAGGGATTGATTTATGACAATTGGATTGTGACAGAGGAATTCCCAGAAGACTTAGAAGATTATTGCTATGGGCTAGACTTCGGGTATGTTCATCCAATGGCATTAGTTAAGGTTGGCATTAAAAATGGCATTATATATATAAAAGAACTGTTATATGAACCCGGACTTACCGTTGATGATTTAATACAGCGCATGCTCGATATGGATATTAGCAAAACGCAACCTATATATTGCGATCATAATCCTTCTGATATTGAACAGATACGCAGAAATGGGTTTAATGCTCTACCTGCAAAGAAAGTAGAAGTAAGTATTGGCATCAGGTATTTGAAACAATACCAATTGGTTTTTGATAGCTTTGCGTCAAATGGTTTACTCGAGATAAAGAAATACAAGTGGATGGAAGACCGTAATGGGAACCCTATCGGCAAGCCTGTCAAATTCATGGATGACTTCATGGATGCGCTGAGATATGCAATATATTCACATGGTATACAGTATTGGTACAAGCCAATCAATTATAAACCAGCAAGCTATTTAACGAAGAAAATTGATAGAATTGGAAAATATAGTACAGATATTTATTAAAGAGGAATAATTATGGCTGAGAAAAAGACACAATCAGAAGAGCTAGTCATTGCAGGAAATGGCTTGCCGTCCTATGAACGAAGGGGATTACCTGATGGGCATAATCCATTTGGGAATCTATTTGCATTAATGGCTGATGAGATGCGCAAGGTACACTATCCCGGAGGAGTTGCTGCCACCCGTAGAAATGTTGTAGATCTCCCCGATGATACCCGGGTAGAACTGCCTAATCCTGATATCATCTTGGCAAATACCGGAAGAGTGCTTTCTGAGAATAGAAATCTTCTCTACGATGCACATATATCATCAGTCGTTCAGTCCAGAAAATCTGGAGTGCTTTCTCTAGAATGGAATATTCATGCAAATAATATTGAAGCTGCTACCAAAAATGATGAA